CACACAAATAGGGTGTGTAAATCGGTCCCACTTACGCTTTAAGTGGGTGGCCTGGGTGAATGCATTATACGAGCTCATAATGGTGGGAGATCCAAAGATATTATCAACTGCAGTGTAAACCTTATGCTCCAATGGGCGTAAGAAACAGCCAACCTCAACGTTAAACTTGGGCCCACGGGGTTGAATAACACGCGGGGCAGGATCAAATTTGACAGTGAAGTTGAGCTTCTCAGCCTTAACGAACGTTTTCAGGATGGCATCCCTGGGGCGCACCGCCATAAGGGCAAGTGCATTAACTGCGTTTTGGTAAATAAGTCGCCGAGGTCCCTTGTAGAAACCCACGAACTGGTCGTGGGTCACAGGGGATTGGATACCTATCTCCTTGCACAGTGCATCGCGATAAATTGCCAACCTGTTTTCGAAAACTCCAGCCATTGGAGTGACTGGGCGAGTGAGTTTTCGGTCCCTAAACAACACGCGTTCGCCTACTCCGCGACAGAGATTGGCGAGACTATTGTTGTGAGTCTGCACATCATGACCTAAGAGGAAACGACTCATGGTAAGGAGCCTCTTAGGACGTAGGACACCCGAACGAACGGGGGAGATACCGGGGTAGACACCGGGATCTGTGTCCACCCCCTCCCGCTTATCCGGGCCCCATCAAGCGATAGTGGCCCGAGGGCCACCGAGGTCGTCACTGACCCCTAGACGGACTTTGGACAACTCCGTGTGGGCCATAGCCAACGCTGTAAGTTGTTCCCGACTTGGAATGAAGACTAGCTCAGTTGCAATATCAATGTGATCATTGATATGCCTGGCGATGAGCCCATGGTCGGTGCACAAGTCATAAATGAACTTGCGCACGACTAGTCTGTTGGCTTCGTTCCTCGTTGGGCAACCAAACTTGGCTTTCCCTGTCTGAACGAGGTAGTTCCTGAAGACACCCTTGTGTTTAACAGCTCGGCCGATAGCTTTCTTACTGAGTAGCTCAACTACGTCGACGGTGTCATCCGTGACGTCGTTTTGCTCATGAACCAGCTGCTCGACTGAGGCTTTAGCAATATAGATCTGCTTCAGGCTTTTCTTGTTCCACCAATAACGAGCGGAATTGAATGCAAACTTACCGGCTACAGCAGTGAGTGCTAAAGCTGCGTAATTACTGGTAAACTCCATCCTGGCAGTTCTCTGCTAACGAGATAAAG